TATACAGATAAGATAGGTCTTTATTCACATTTAAATCATTACGATAAAAAGAGACGAAAAAGCTACAGAACACGACATACAGCACAAGGATTTCATAAGCAAGTTTATTCTCCATCATGGTTTAGTTTAAAATACCTGTGGTGAATAATTTTTAAAAAAAAAAATAAATTATCTTTTGTAATAATAAATGGAAAAAGAACAATCTATTTACTATTATTATCTCATTTCATGTAGAGACGAACTAGTTAAACACAGTTACATTGGAAAAACACAAAACTTTGAACTAAGAAAACAACATCACAAGTATCACTGTAACGATTCAAAATATCCACAGCACAACTATAAGTTATACAAGACAATTCGGAAGTATGGCGGTTTTTTAAATTTTAAAATAGAATTGATTTACGAAGTCCACGGATTATCACGACAGGAAGCATGTGAGTTTGAGAGAGCCTTATATGACGAATACCGACCAAGTTTAAACAACAATATCCCTAACAGAAGTTATAAAGAATACATACGAGACAATTATAAACAGATATTAATAAAACGAAAAGACAGAGAAAATTGTTTTTGGTGTCAGAAAAGTGTATTAAAATCCCATATGAAAAATCATAGAAAGTCTAAGAAATGTTTATTAAAAAAAACTAAAAAATTAAAAAATGAGATTTTAGATAAATTACAAATAAAATAATTAAAAAAAAATCTTTCTTTAATAAATGGAAAAACAATCTAATTTACGATACAAATGTGATGGCATATGTATTTTTTATAGCACGGGTGGAAGAGCGGGAGAAGGAACCCTAAGTTATCCGTGTTTAAATAAGGTAGAATTAAGAGACACACAGTGTCAAGACTGTTTGAGGTTGTCAAAAAATTTTCGGAGAATAACACACCAGAATCCCCAATTTTTCTATGATAGATTGCATGAATTTGAAAAGTATTTACAAAAACGATACGAATTTCAACAAAAAATCATTTACGAATAATAATTTTTTTTTTAAAAAATTAAATTTCTTATAATAAATAATGATTACAAACAACAAGTATAAGAAAACACATTGCTTTGGACAAAATTTTGTTTATTATAACATTAGAATTAACATCGCATGTCAGAATTTAATCCATCCTGTAGGAGATAAAAGCCCTCATTGTTTCTCGTGCCAACAACAACATAGGTCACCATCTAATATGTTAGAGTTGGAATACATATTAAAAAAACAAAAACAATTCAATATTTAAAACAATTATTTATTTTTATTAAAATGAACAACTCAACTAACATAACACATTGGTGGCATGCCTACAGTTCACAAGACTTAGAACTTGTCAATTTGATACAATCTGCATGCTCATTAATTGCCACACTTATAATCATGGTGAAACTCTTTGAGCCGAGTATTATCTTTCGTCGTATTAAAGAAAAACGACAGCAGGCTCGTCAAAACAAAAAACGGAGAGAAATGGAAAGGTTGAAATCTCTTGTAGAGAGCATCCAGTCGGGTAAAGTAGTAGATATTACATCTTTATTATCTGATGATGAAGACGATGATGAAGAAAAATCGGATGGTGTCATGAAAATCGCAAGGAAAAAAAAGTCCGACAACTCAACAAGAGTTTAACTGATATAACAGATATCAACCTCTTATTAAAACTATAAACTATAAAATTATTAGGTTTAAAGATTATTCTAATAATTTTAAACAAAATGGTTCAAATTAACATTAGTTTATCAAAATCGCATACGGCGAAAGTAAAAGCGGCGAAAAAGAAAGGTTCTCCTGTTACAATTAGGGTAAGTCATGCTCAATTAGTTAACGGAGGGCAACATAAAATAGATTTATCACCCGAACAGTTTAAAAAGGTGAGTAGTGCTATTAGATCTAAGAATAAACGGGGTGTGCAGTTAACTTTATCTAATCAACAGGTAGGGGGTTTATTCCCGTTACTCGCGTTAGCGATGCCTGCGATAATAGCAGGGAGTAAAGCAGCAGCACTAGGAGCTGCAGGAGCCGCAGGTGCTGCTGCTGTGGATGCCGTTGTTGGGAAAGGTCATTGTATGGAAGGAGATGGTATGAGACCGTTAGGTTCAGGTATGAGACCTTTGGGAAGTGGAATGCGAGTTCTAGGGTCAGGTAAGGGGTCAGGATTAGTTCCTCTAGGGAGTAAACGAGGTCGTGGTGTTTCTAAAAAAAAAACGACCAGAAACAAAAAAAAGTAAACGGCCAGGGATTTTTTGACGAGATTAAAAATTTAGTTAAAGGCACTAAATTAGCAACACGAGTATTTAGTGGAGTCCAAAAATATCAAGGAGAGAAACATGCTCCTCAGATAACTAAAAAAGGGGTAGAGATTGGTAATTATATCGGCCCCGGAACTAATATAATCACGAGACTACAAGACTTCAATAATAATCAACCTAAAACATTCACAGACCATGCGAGTATGGCTCATGATATCAGATATAGTCTAGCGAAATCTAACACGGACATACGAGATGCCGACAACAAAATGATATCAACATTAAAAAGAGGCAAAAAGAAAAAATTAGACAACAACATAAACATCCAAATGGGTATGAAAGGTATTCAGTCTAAAACTATCTTTGAAGATGTAACAGGTAAGAAAGGTCTTTTCGGAGATGTAGGTAAGGATAAGGGTTTTTCAAAACGAGACTTACAGTTGATGAGAGGTCATCTCGCAAATCTAGAACAACAAGGCTTTGGTATGTTTAAACGGAGAAAGACACGACCCTTATACAATACCCAAATTGATAAAATCTTAAAACATATACCTCATTACCGAGGTTGTTATTCAAAAGATTTATTAAAACGAGTAAGAATAAACAAACAGAAAAATTTGTGTCTTGTCGTTAACATGGATAATTCTAATAGTGGAGGCACTCATTGGTGCTGTTTAGATTATAACCCAAAGAGAGACTATAGTTTTTACTTTGACTCTTTTGGACTAGAACCACCAAGAGAAGTTGTTAAATTTTTACGAAAATTCAAAAAACCAATTTATTTTAATAGAAATAATTTACAAGATTCTAGAAGTAATCGTTGTGGATGGTATTGTATAGAAATGTTAGAATTTTTACATAAAGGATATACACCAGATGTAATCTTATCTACATTTACTCCAGACCCTAGTTTTTATAACGAACAAAAAGTTGTGAATGATAAATTTTAATTGATTTAAAAAGAGTATTTAGAAAAATAATAACAAAATGGCTTATGATTTAACTTTTAAAAACATAGATGATTTATGCCCGAAACAAGAAATAGAAAAAAGCAAACATGTGCTCGTGCCGAGACAGCCCTGCAGAATAGCACTCCTCGGGCACTCAGGCTCAGGAAAGACGAATATGGGTATTTTGCTAATTACAAGGGATTTAATCGTAGATAAACTGTATGTATGTAGTAAGCACCTTTTTCAGCCTAAGATGGAGTTTTTAATGAAACACTATAATATGATTGAAGAAAAGATAAATAAAAAACTTCAGAAACGACACAAAGGAGCAGGATATGCAGAACATTATAAAATTATAGAAGCTTGGACAAACGACTTAGATGAAATGCCGTCGGTTGATGAATTAGACGGAAGTTTACATAACATCATCTTGTTTGATGACATGATGATGGAAAAAGACCAAAAAAAGATTGTTGACTACTTTATACGCGGAAGACACAAGAAATGCACAGTCATGTATCTTTCGCAATCATTCTTTGCTATTCCAAGAAAGATTAGATTAAACTGTAGTCACTATGCGATGTTCAATAGTCCAAGTAAGTCTGAATCAAAACGAATTTCTAATGAGATAGCACCTGATTTAGAACAAAAACAATTCTTAAAGTATTTGAATCGGGCTACAGAAGATGATTATAACTTTTTGTTTATTGACACAACACAAAAGAAAAAACTTTTGAGATATAGAAAGAATCTAGATGAAATGGTCGTTGGCGATGATTAAATTTTTAAATAATTTTTCTTATTTAAAAAATCTTGATAATTAGTTAAATATAACAAAATGAAATTAGATATAATATCAACAGGATTAGGAGGGAATTCAAGTAATTTTACAGTAAGATATTCTCCACCTATTATTCTAGACCAACAGAAAAAATATGAAGTAGCAATGATAAGTTTAGCACACTGGAATGAAT